AAGAGGACACTACAATGTCTGAACAGAACAACGACGTTCTGAAAAGCATCGAAGCAATGATCGCTGCTCAGAACGAACGCCTCAACGCAATGGAGGAAGCCAAAGCCGCTCCCGCCATCGTCGAGGTACCAGAAGAAGCCAAGTCCGCTCCTGCCATCATCAAAAGCACAGGCGACAGCGAAGCCAAAGCCTATGCCGCATGGGTACGCGAAGGCGATGCTGGCGGTCTGCGCGGCGCTAAAGGCTACGAGGTAGACGGTCGTGAAGTTGAGATCAAAGCATCCAACGACACGGACATGAACGTTGGAACGGCTGCCGATGGTGGCAACCTCGTGCCGACGGGACACTTCGAAGGCATCTTCGCCAAGAAGTCCGAAGCCGACCTGACGGACCTGCTGGGTCTGACCCGCATCCCCGGTGTTGGAACGACGGTCAACGTGCCGTTCGACAACGAAGCCGACGGCGAGTTTGTCAGCACCAACGAGGCAGGCTCCTACGACCGCGATGCTCCGGCAATCGGTCAGCAGGCGTTCACGCTCGTCAAGTACACCAAAAAAGTACAGTTGAGCGAAGAACTCCTCGAAGATGAGACGAGCAACCTGCTTGCTTTCATCGAGAACTTCGTTGGTCGCGGCATGGCGAAAACGAACAACAGCCTGATCGTTGCCGAGGCAGCAGCCTCTGGTACCGAAGCACTTGCTACGACCGCCGCCGGTATTGCCGCTGGCGAGATCGAGCAGATCGCTTTCAACGATACGGTCCAGTTCTACCTCGACAGCCCGAACATCGCTTGGCTGACCCGTGGCTCCACGTATGGTGACATCGCCGCCCTGACGGGTACCGACCGCCTCTACGCCGAGCAGGGCATCCGCTCCACGTTCGGTCAGTACGCTAACCGTCCGAGCCTGCTGGGATACCCAGTCATGTTCTCGGCGAAGGTTGATGCTGACGGAACGGGCGACAACAAGCCGATTTTCTTCGGCGACTGGTCGCAGATGGGCTACTACATGGGCAACAGCATGAAGGTGCTGCGCGATCCTTACGGAGACGCTGCCTCTGGACAGGTCAACCTGTTCTACTCGTACCGCGTCGACTACGAGATCCTCCAGAGCGAGGCTATCGTTTACGGTCGCGTATCGAACACCTAATAGGTGGAGGACCGGGTAGTGTAAAGGCGCACACCTTTTCTCTCTGGGGTAGAGCGGGTTCGATTCCCGCCCCGGTCCCAACATTTTAAACAGAGCAGTTATGTCCCTGACAACTACGTCCGCGCCTGCTGTTGAGCCAGTCACCACGGCAGAGGCAAAAGAGTATCTACGCATCGACTCCTCCGATGACAGCCAGAACGCTATCTTGGCGATACTGATCAAGGCGGCACGTACTCGCGTCGAGGAATATCTGCGGCGCTCGCTCATCACCCGCACCTATTCTTGGGAGATGAACGGCGACGATATGAGGGACAGGATCGAGATACCGCGACCGCCGGTGCAGTCCGTTACGTCGCTGACTATCTACGATGAGGACAGCGCAGGCGTTGAGACATCCTACACCGAGGCAGCCGAGAACTGGCAACTCGTCGAAGCATCATACCTGAAACACCGCAACGATGGCTGGGAAGTTAACCGCATGGACCGCGCTGGCACGTTGGTATACGTTGCCGGATATGGCGACGCATCTACCGATATTCCTGCTGACATCCTGATGGTGATCTTCCGTCTGCTTGCGCTTTGGTATGAGCGCCGTGGCGATGAAGAACGCGACAACGTAGAAGAACGAGAGTTTAGGATCCTGAACGAGATCGGACACCACAGAACAATCGGTTACTAATGATCGGATCGCTCCGGCATAGGATACAAGTACAAAAAAACTATCCTGCTCGCGTTCAAGGTGTCAAGTCCGATGATTGGCGAACCCTTGAGACGATATATGCAAGGATTGAGCCGCTGCGTGGATCTGAAAGAATCTATGGCTCGCAGAAGGAAGCCGTAAACCAGCATAGAATCACCATGCGTTATCGACCAAATGTCGGTGACGTATTCGAGTTTTTAGATGGCTCGGTGTTTCAATTTCTAACTGGTGAGAACTTTGAGTTTGTTGATGCTGCCTCAGATATTCTCGGGCGTTACCGCTTAAAGTTTGGAAACAAGTTGTTCGACATTCGTGACGTGCAGCAACTATACCCGCATGATGAGTTTACCGTTGTTCGGGTTGAGGAGGTTGTCACATGATCGGCAAGATGGACAAGCGCATAACCATCAGGAGTCGCTCTATTACCAGAGTTAATGGGGTAAAGACAGATAACGGATGGCAAACCATAGAGACGGTATATGGGTCTGTCGAACCTATGAATGGATACGAGCAACGCATTGCTGAACAGGACGGGCTTATTGCATCTCACAAAATTACCATGCGCTACCGATGCGATCTTGGAGAGTCTAATACCGAATTGTTGCCTGAGCACGAGTTGGTCATAGATGGAATGAACCATGAGATTCGACAAGTGCTAAACAGAGACTTTCGAAATAAGTGGTATGACATCATGACGGAGATCAGGTTATGATTAAGGTGGAAGTCAAGGGCATGAAGAAGGCGCTCTCGGACATCGACAGGTATTCGAAGGGCGTGCAGGAGCGCGTTATACAAGAGTTGAACACAACAAAGCAGAAGGTCAGGAACGATGCCATCCGCTTCGCTCCTGTTGATCAGGGGCAGTTGCGTCGATTTATCGTTGCCGAGCCGGTCAAGAACTACGAGACAGCCGTTGTGAGCCGCGCCAAGTATTCTATCTACGTCGAGTACGGCACAGGCGACCTCGGACAGAACCCAGCAGGCGGTCACACGACCAAGAAGCGCTGGGTATATTTTGACGAACTGAGCGGGGAGTTTCGCATCGGTAGACCGCAGCGTCCGCAGCCATTCATGTTTCCCGCAGCCGAAGCCAACAGGCGTGACCACGCCAAACGCATGAAGGAGGCGTTAGAGAACCGATGAAAGACCCACGCAATGCCGTACAGGATGAGGTGTACCGCCTGCTCAACGCGGCTGGTATAACGGCGCTTGTAGACCCTGACGATTCGGACAGCCTGCCGTACACGGTGTTTGGCGATGCGACGTTCATACCCGGACCGCTGACCACCAAGTCCACGGAGGGAGCCGAGGTGACGCACACCTGCGTCTCGTGGGCTACGAACCCTGACACGGCGCAGGCGAACGCCTCGACGGGACTGGCGGCGCTGACGGACCGGGACGTTGCCTATTCCGTGACGGGCTATGAGGTGTCGGACGTATACCCCGACTTCGGCGGTCCCATGATAAAGGATGACCAGCGACCTAACGAGACGTATTGGGGCGTGCCGTACCGGGTCCGCTTCATCATCACGCAGATATGACGATAGGCATACTGACAACGCTATGGAAACGACACGCACTTGCACGTATTGTACTGGAGCATTATGCCCACTTGGACCTGCCGGGTGTTCGCTTTGTCCTCTTGGCGGTAGGTAGCGAGGGCGATGCAAGCAGGAGCCTCGCCGAGGAATCCGGCTGGGACTACCTTGAACATCCTAACGATCCGCTGTCTGACAAGTGGAACGCGGGGATTGCCACGCTACGGGGTCGCGTTGACGCCGTCCTTATCGTCGGCTCCGATGACATTATGACGATCCGCGCCATCGAGATGGTACTGGAGCAGGTACGTAGTGGCTCTGAGGCGGTGGGACTGAAAGACCTGCACTACTACGACACGCGAACGGGAGATGCTTATTACGGTGTACGTCATATGCCGGGAGCAGGCATGATGGTAACGGCTGATGCTTTGGACCGAGTAGGCTGGCAGCCGTGGAAGCCGGGGCTGAACAGATACCTCGACAGATCGTTTACCAACCGTCTGCAAACAAAAGCCTACCCTTGTAGGTTCAAGTACATTGAGAATTGCCGCGACAAGTCTGCCGACATGGTGGACATCAAGACCAGTCAGAATATATGGCAGGTTGTTCAAATCGCAGCAAAGACGGGTCGTGTTCACTCTGTGAGCGCGGCTTCATTTGACCACACGTTTCCCGACCTACGGGATAAACTCAAACAGATAGACTAATGGCAAAGAACAAATCCGCACGGGATTATTGGCTCTACGTTGGCACCAGCGCTCCGTCGGCTGCTGATGAAGCCAACGATGCCGCGTACTCGCTCGTAGGTCTGGCAACGGAGCACTCCCTGTCCAGATCACGTGGCGCAATCGACGTATCAACGAAGGATGACGGGGATGATTCCTCCTTTATCGCAGGTCGCCGCAACCAGACGGTTTCGATGTCCGGTATCTTCGATCACACCGAGGATGCAGGGTACACCAAACTGTCCGATGCGTACGAGGCTGCCAACGGTACCGTCTACTTCCTCCTGACATCCACCAACTCGGGTGATACGGAGTGGTACGGTAGTGGCGTTATTACCGATCTATCGCTTACCTTTAGCGATGAATCTCCTTCGACGTTCTCAACCTCCATTCAGGTTTCTGGCTCGTTGACGGAGGCAACCGGAACGACCTCTTAACCTGAGCAACGATGAAAGACAACCATCCTGAAGCGATCACGATTGAGGTAGGCGAGCGCGAGTACACGCTCAAACTCGGACCTGCTGCCTTTCGTATCGCAGAGATTAAGCACAACATCACCTTTACCTTCGAGCAGATGAGTAGTCCGTCATTGGCGGACCTCGCCCGCATTGCCTTTGTGGGTTGCCTCATCGACAAGCCGGGGCTGAGGGAGGACAAGTTCTTGGTCGACATGGCGAACTCGGACGAGAGTGCTATCCTTGCGGCGGTGGGTAAGGCGCTGCGTAGGATGTCGGAAGGTATGTCTGCCATCACAGATGCTGACGAGGGAAAGGGGAAGCCGGGAAAGTAAACCCGGCTCCCTTTCCTGACTTGG